CACTTACATATGGGGCTGAAACACAAGGGAAATATATAAGAAAAAGCTATAAAGGGGGTTGGTGCTATTTAGTAGAAGGGAAAGAGAACAAGATATTCGCATTAGGAACTACAGCGGATGTTAATTCTCTTTACCCGAGTATGATGCACAGTGAATCAGGCAATTACTATCCGGTTGGTAAGCCTATGTTTTGGAAGGGTAACTATATACCAGATAAAGCGTTTGGAAATAACAAGTATTATTTTGTCAGAATAAAGACAAGATTTTATATCAAGCCCGGGTATTTACCTTTTATACAGTTAAAAGGCAATCTATTGTACCCACCAACGAAATCATTAACAACTAGTGACGTATATGACAAAGAAACTAATAAATATTATTCACACATAACTAATTTAAAGGGGGAAATACTAGACACTAGGGTTGAAATGACATTAACTATGACAGACTATGAGTTATTAAAAGAACATTATGAGTTAGTTGACTTTGAAATACTTGACGGATGTTACTTTTTTGCTGAAATAGGTCTGTTTGATAATTACATTAACAAATACAAGGAAATTAAGATACACAGTGAAGGTGCACAGCGTGAAGAAGCGAAGCTTTTTTTGAATAACCTATACGGGAAAATGGCCTCATCTACTGACAGCAGTTTTAAGTATGCTATAGTAAAAGATGATGGTAGCATAGGGTTTATGTCAATACAAGAAAGCAATAAGCAACCGGGGTATATTCCTATAGGTTCAGCCATTACAAGCTATGCCCGGAATTTTACTATTAGAGCGGCACAGAAAAATTATCATGGGGTTGATAAATCTGGTTTTATATACGCAGACACAGACAGTATACACTGTGATTTAAAACCAGATGAGTTAATAGGCGTTCCTGTACACGACACAGATTTTTGCCATTGGAAATTAGAGAGTTGCTGGGATAAAGCTATATTTGTTAGGCAGAAAACGTACATAGAGCATATAATAAAAGAAAATTTAAAACCGGTGCCACCCTATAACAACATAAAATGTGCAGGTATGCCGGAAAAATGTAAGGATTTGTTTGAGCAATCTATGAGTGGTGAATATAAAGAAAGAAGTGAATACAATGATGACGAAATAAATTTTTTGTATGATAAAAACGATGAAAAGATAAAACGCGAATATTCTGATTTTAAAGTTGGGATTAAAATCCCCGGAAAATTAAGACCAAAAAGAATACCGGGTGGTGTATTACTGGTCGAAACTACTTATGAAATGAGGTAAAAAATGGTATGGGGTATGTTGACAAAGTGTTGTTATTAGTATTTGTTTTCTATGTGATTATTTTAATTGCAATCTATTTAATATATTACGGGAAGATGCTATATATTAAATGGATAAAAGGTGAGTGTAGTCATTTTTGTTGTGTGTGTGAGTATAGAAATAAATGTTTGATAATTCAGAGTAGGAGGTAAATATCATGCTGGATAAAAAACAAGTTAAAGATTTATTGAATAGCATATATGGTATAACGCATGTATACACAACACCATGTGACTTAAAAACCCGTATACTAACAAATAGTACTACGTATCACAGATTTTGCGTTAAATGCAAAAACAAAAATCAGTGCTTTAATACTTTAGAACAGGGGGATAATGATATGAAAAAATTAGAATGGATTAAAGCGTATATGATGGTTAAAGATATGTGGAATGAAATAAAAGAGTTAAGGCAAAAGGTGACTGAACTAGAACAAGAAAAAGAGGCATTAAAAGAACAGCTTAAACGGAACACAATTCCTAAGTTATAGAGTAATAGGGTGGAAGTTTTTCCACCCTATAGTTATATCTTTAACCTATGCATTATTAACGCCGCCAGCAAAAACGTAGAAATGCCCGGAAGTATGTTTCAACTTTGCTAACCCGGTTACACTCATTAACAATTACATAGGCAGATACCATTTTAATATGATAATGCTGTTAAAATGCATTCTTTGCATTTTAAGTCTTTAAATCTAAAGCAACCACGCTCAAAAAAGTATCTTAAATTTGATATAAAAACATCGTTTTGTCTTAGCATAACATAGTTAATGTTATGGTCGTCAGTGGTTACTGTTATTTTAATCGGAAATGTGTTATCTGCTTTATCGTCACAGTATATAACACCAGCGTCAGCATATTGTTTAATACCATAGTCATTACCTTTAAATCGTAATGTGGCAATATACTTACTTTTACCAGTAGGCTTTTCAATAAATGAATAACTGTCATTTAAGTATACATTTTCAGATGAATAAGCCACATACGAATTACTTGAAAAGGCTCTATTAAAGCCTGATTCTTTCTGTGCTTTACTTGCCGTTTCAATAAAACCTTGTTCAAGTACAAAACCATCACCTCTTAAAAATTTAGTATTACAGTCCAGCCTATTGGATATGCCTAATTCAACATAATATGGGTTGATGATGGACACCATATTACCTAGCATATAAATAGGTACATATCTCACTTGTTTTCCTTGCCCTCTTGCAACAGAGGTGTGCACACTAAGAAGTTTCTTAATCTCATCGGTACAATAGTGATTAGTTTCACTTTGAAATTCATCAAATAACATACGTTCAACATCGCTAAATAAATGGCTGTATTTTTTAATCTGGTCAGCACTGTTTAACGATACAGCATAACCACAGCTTTCTTCATTAATAAATAATTCATGAAAGATACCTGACGCCCGCCTTTTGCTGGTCATAGTATCCCCCGGGAAAAAAAGAGAATTAATGTCTTTAAAAAATTTGTCAGCAACATCGTCTAATTCGTAGTTGTATCTATAAATAAGCATAAACTTACCGAAGCCTTTTTTCCATTTATTAGTGCAAAACCTATTGAAATAAACTGTTTTACCTCCTGTTCTATTTGTTGTGCACATAAATATTTCCGGGGTGTTACCATTAATATCTTTTAAACTCAATAGTTTTGTACCATCATAATATTTGCCCATATTTGCACCTTCTTAATATTTAACATTTATTTACTAAATTATATTATTTATTATACCACAACTATTGACAATTTACAATAGTTAATATATAATAAATATGAAAGGTGGTGTATATATGAATATCAATGATGTTCTGACAGCTGTAACTACTGTAGGATTCCCTATCGTGTGTTGCGGTGCTATGATGTACTATGTGAAGTACACAACCGACAAACATCGTGAGGAAATTGAAACATTGAACACACAGCATATGGGTGAAATGAAAGAGGTGACAAACGCTATAAACAATAATACTCTTGCATTACAGAAATTATGTGACAAGATGGGGTGAAAGAATGGGAGACATTGAAAAAGCTGTAAAGTGGGCTATTGGCACTGCTAACGACAATTCACATGGGTATGACCAAGTTAGAAGAAATTCGCCTGACTTTGATTGTTCATCGTTTGTTGCTAAAGCGTTAAACTATGCTGGTTTTAATGTCCCTAAATCAGCGTATACTGGTAATCTGTTAAAATATTTATTGAGCGTAGGTTTTAAACAGATTAGCTTATCAGCAAAAAGAGAAAGGGGAGACATATTTTTAACACCATATAAACATGTTGTTCTTTGTGTTGATTCAGCGCGTATTGTTCATGCCAGTATAAACGAAAAAGGAACAACTAAAGGTGGAAAAACTGGTGACCAGACTGGGAAGGAAATCTGTACAAGAAAGTTTTACACACCAAGATATGGATGGAAGTATCATTTACGATACATTGGTAACACAAAACAAGAACTAGGTGATTTAATATCTGACGTAATCAATGGTAAATATGGGAATGGTGTTGACCGTAAGAATAAGTTAGAAAGCTTAGGATATAATTACAAAGAAATACAGAAACTTGTGAATGAGAGGCTAAAGGGTTAAAGGTATGGGATGGGTTTATATATCAACAAACAAATTGCGTCAATTATCTGATTCAGATTATCATAATAACGCAAAAGAATTTTACAATCAGATGAGTTCATACGGGTGGACTATTAACGCAATTTGCGGGTGTTTAGGTAACATAGACCATGAATCGCAAATTAACCCGGGGCAAACGCAAAAAGGTTTCCCTATAGGAAGTAGAAATGGTGGGTTTGGGTTACCGCAATGGGATCCAGCTAGTAAGTATACAGATTTTGCCAAAAGTAAAGGCAGAAGCGTGTATTCTGGGTATTGGCAGTGTTACACCCTTAATTATCAGGATTATGGTATAGAGTGGATTCCAACAAGTAAGTTTGGTGAGACATATGCTGGGTTTAAAGCTTCAACAAAAAGCGTTGATTATTTGTGTGAATGCTTTTTAAAAAACTATGAACGGGCAAGTTCTGAACAATTATCTGCTAGAATATCATATGCTAATTACTGGTATGAATATTTTACAGGTGTACCACCAGAGCCGCCAACTCCACCGTCACCTACAGACAAACGTAAAATCCCTATATGGTTTTATTTAAGGAAGGAATGGTAAAATGGCTGTTTTAAGTTTTGATGAATTAATTGCTAAAATTAAGACTAAAATTGGTGAAGATACCAGTGATGAATCTATTGAGTTATTAGAAGATGTTACTGATACTTTTAACGCTAATAATGATGGTGAAGATTGGAAAACTAAATACGAAGAAAACGATAAAGAATGGAGAAAAAAATATATTGACCGCTTTTCTGGTTCTGGTGGCAGTGAGCAGGATGAAGAGGAAGAGGAAGAAGAGGAAGAAAAGACTACATTTGAAGATTTATTTAAAGAGGAGGACTAAATATGCCAAGAAGAGTTGCAGTTTCTACATTGAATGCTAGCACACTTGATATTTTAAATGTTATCAGACAGAATGCTAGTTATGATTATCAGCAGAATGTACCTAAAGTTACAAAATCCACTGATATTCCTAAAGTCGGTGAAGTTATTTGTGGCACACCAGCGTTCGCTAACCAGTTTATTAACGCGCTTGTAAACAGAATTGCAATGGTGCGTGTAAAATCTGCTACGTTCAACAATCCATACGCTAGACTTAAAAAGGGGTATCTGGCTTACGGCGAAACTGTTGAAGATATTTTTGTAAATATCGCTAAGGTAGTTGAGTACACACCAGAAAAAGGTGCAGAGCGTGAGCATAAAAGAACACTTCCGGATGTTAAGAGTGCTTTTCATGTGATGAACTGGCGTGTGATGTACCCGGTAACTATTCAGGATGATGATTTACAGCTTGCGTTTTTAAGCATTGATGGTGTTGAAAATTTAATTGCTAAAATCGTAGACAGTGTATACACAGCCGCAGAATATGACGAATTTCTGCTGTTTAAATACCTGTTAATCAAAGCAATTTCACACGGTAAAATGTACCCTGTTTCTATTGGTGATGGTACAAAGCTATCTGATTCCGCCGTACAGTTCAGAGGTATTTCAAACATGCTTACGTTCATGAAAAGTAAATATAATGAACGTGGCGTTAAAACTACAACGCCTAGAGACAGACAGTCCATTTTTTTAGATAGTATGTTTGAAGCTAAATTTGATGTTGACGTGCTGGCAAATGCTTTCAATATGGACAGAGCCACCTATTTAGGTAAAAGAGAGTTAATTGATGATTGGACAACATTTGATAATGACAGGTTTGAAGTAATTAGATCTAATTCAGACGGAATTGAAGAAGTTACCACAGCAGAACTTGAACTGATGCAGGATGTTGTTGGAGTTATTATTGACGATGAGTGGTTTCAGGTGTTTGACAACAACAACAAATTTACAGAAAAGTATGTTGCTAGTGGCCTTTACTGGAATTATTTCTATCATGTGTGGAAAACTATCAGTTCCAGCCCCTTTGCTAATGCTGTTGTTTTTGTTAAAAGTAATGCGGCTATTGCGACACCAGCAAGCGTCACAGTAGAGGTATTAGGAAAAGACACTAGTGAAGAAGCTACAGTATTCACCTTAGGTGTGCAGGATGATACCGCTTCATTGGCTAATGGGTACTATTCATTCACTCAGACAGCAAGCGCTACTAGTGACGGAATTGCTATTCACCCTTACGGGGCTGTAATTTTCCCGGCAGGAAAGACAACTACAACGCTTGAACTGGTTTATGGCAGTGTGAAGTACACAACAGAAACAGCTTTAACCACAGCTACAGAAGTTGGGGCTACAATTAACTTCACAAAAGGGTGATCAAGATTAACTAAATGGGGGTAAGCATACCCCCATTAGGAGGTGATGCTGTGTATATCGAACCTAACACTGATATATATTTATTAAAAAACATTAAATTAGATGCCGGTTATGAGGACACTATTTACTTTAATTCTGAAGCGGAACAAGCGGCTTATTTTTTGAATAAAGTTGCTGTAAGAACAGAAAGAAATACATACCAGCGTGTCACAAGAAATAAATGCCGGCTTGGAGCGTCAATAAGGCAAGCTTATAACTGTAATTATATGATGTTCCATAACACTAATTTTTTAGATAAATGGTTTTACGCCTTTGTACTAAATGTTGAGTATATTAATAACGCAACTATAGAAGTGACTTATGAACTGGATGTGATGCAAACGTGGCTATTTGACTTTACACGTACACAGTGTTTTGTAGAAAGAGAACACGCAAAAACAGATACCCCCGGGGATAATCTTATGGACGATTCACTTGAATTAGGTGAATACAATTATACATATATAGGAGCGCCTACAGAGACAGCTAATTTAATTCCTGTTGTTTGTAGCACTGTTGATAGGGATTTAACAGACGCAGTTGGAAAGCAATATGGTGGGGTTTATCAAGGGTTATCTTTTTTAGGATTCGTTAACGCTGATGCTGTAAATACACACCTAAATAGTTTATTACAATACAATAAGCAAGATTCAGTAATAAACATATTTATGTACCCACTAAAACTATGGCAAGATGCTGAAAATCATTCAACACCAGTACAGCATGATTTTAATTTTAAAAAAATAACCACGTTTGGAAGTTATGTTCCTAAAAATAAAAAACTTTTAACATATCCATATTGTCAGTTATATGCTACAAACAATGAGGGAGGTGTAGCTAATTACAAGTACGAAGATTTTAAAACAGAAGGCGCAGAGAATTACTGTAATTTTGAATTGTTTGGAGCGTTGAGTTCAACACCAGAAGTAGTTATTTTTCCTGTTGATTATAAAAACGTTCCTTTTAACTACAATGAAAAATTTACACTAGGGAACTATCCTCAATGTGCATGGGTTACTGATGCTTATAAAGCTTACATTGCCCAAAACGCTAACCAGTTAAAAACAGCCGACGCTGTTGATGTTATAACAGGCATAGGAAACACAATACAAAGCGTTGCAGGACTTACAGCTAGTTTAGCCGCACCAACACCATCAATTTTAGAAGGGCCAACAGTTGCTAGTAGTGCCGGAAGCGTTGTAAACTCTATTACTAACTCTATCGCACCTATCGCGATGCGTATGGCAAAGAAAAAAGATATAGCCACAAAGCCACCTCAAGCTAATGGTAATAACACTATGTATGCTAATGTTGCAACAGGAAATAAAAATTTCGATTTTTATGACGTTAGAATCAAAGAAGAATTTGCAAGAAGTATAGACAGCTTTTGGACATTATACGGATATCCTATTAATCAGTTAAAAGTACCATCAATCAAAAACAGAAAATATTGGACTTATGTAAAAACTGTTGGCGCACATATGACAGGAAATATCCCGCAGGATTATCTACAAGGGATAAACAAAATATTTGATTCTGGAATAAGATGGTGGACTAATGGTGATAATATAGGAAACTATAACCTTGATAACACTATATTATAGAAAGGAGTGAAAAAATGTGAGAAAAAGAAAGCGTACTAGTTTTGAAGAATCTGCTATAACTAATGTTACCACATTTGATTTTTATGTAGACAGATTAACAGAATTAGCAATTTCTATGTTTGAATGGAAAAATCTTCCAGATGGGATAGATGAACGTTTTTTAGAATTAACATTATTCACAGATGGTCAAGCTGTATTCTTTAAAGATGAAATAGCTGAACAATACGCTTGTCTGCAAGTTACTACAAACGGGAGATTAAATAAATATAGAGTTCCAATTATAAGAAGGGCTTACGCTGTTAATGGATATAACAAAGAATTGACAATAGACAATAGTGTGATTATTTACAACAATAGATTAAGACAACCGGGTGTCAGGTATGTTAATATGTACGCTAAAAGGCTGTGGGACTTAGACAGAACTATTGATGTTAATGCGAAAGCGCAAAAAACGCCGATATTAGTGCAGTGCACAGAAGCACAAAGATTGACATTACTTAATCTATATAAGGATTATGACGGGAATTCGCCGTTCATTTTTGGCGATAAAAACCTTGACCTAACTGGGTTAAAATCAATTAACACTGGTGCGCCTTATGTGGCAGATAAGATATACACACTAAAAACGCAAATATGGAATGAAGCTTTAACGTACCTAGGTATTAGTAATATTAATATTCAGAAAAAAGAAAGACTAATAACTGATGAAGTTGTGAGAAACCAAGGTGGAACAATAGCTAGTAGATATAGCCGTTTAAAAGCTAGAAAGCAAGCTTGTGAAGAGATTAATAAAATGTTTGGGCTTAATATTAGTGTTTCATATTCGGAAGATTTCAGTCTAATTGATGAATCAGGTTCGGGTGAAAAGGATGGTGTAGACGATGAGTAAATACACAACTCAATTAAGATTCATATGTGAAACAGAAGCTGGTTTAACAGAAAGCCAAGGTTTCGGAAAAGTGAATGAGATTATTGATAAAGCAAGAATTAAAATATTTGACTTTCCTTACCCAATATTTGACGAAGCATATAAGCAAACACTAGAAACAAAAATATTAAAACATTATTATTTAAGAGAAATCGGGACAGAAACATATGGTTTATGGAAGTTATTTTTATCTAATAAGATGAATGAAATAATGCCATATTACAATAAATTATATGAGACAGAAAAATTAAAATTTGAACCATTATATAATTATGATTTAACTGTTACAAGACAAGGTAAATACAATAATGATGATAGTGAAAGTAGTGTTTACGCTGGTAACACTAGCAGTAGCACACTTAACACGAATAAAAATGACTCTAATAGTGAAAACTGGAACTTATATAGTGACACCCCACAAGGGGATATTAAGAATCTAAACGATGAAACATATTTAACAAACGCTACAAAAAATATTGGTGAAAACCACGAAAGCGGACAAGATAAAAGTGATAGCGAAGGAACAGCTAGAAGCACAAATGATGTTAATAGAGTCGGTAAAAGTGATGAAGATGTTATAACAAAATATATGGGTAAACAAGGAGGTACAGATTATGCGGATTTATTAGTGAAGTACAGGAATAGCTTTTTAAATATTGACATGATGGTAATTGACGAATTAGGCGAATTGTTTTTTAATTTATGGTGAGGTGTAAAATATGATAGAAGATCTTAAAGTTTGGTGTTATAAAGTGTTACCGCTTGTTTATGATGATAGTTTAAGCTATTATGAAGTGGTGTGTAAGGTTGCTGAAAAAATTAATGAAATAATCCCTATTGTTAATATCACTGATGAAAAGATTAGAAGTGAAGTTGATAAACAGTTACAAGCTATGATTGCTGATGGTACTTTTAATGATATTATCAACACGCAGATTTTTGGTGAACTGAACGCAAAAGTAAACGGTAACACCACTAGTATAGGTAATTTAAGTACAGAAATTAATGACGTTAAAGCAAAAACAAATTTAAACTCAACCGATATAACATTAATTAAAAGCAACATCACACAACTAACAAATAGTGTTAATGAAATCATGCCAAAAATTGACGATATAGAAATAAAAGTGGAAACCTTAAATTCAAATGTTAATTCTGCTATAAAAGACTTAATTAAAAACGGAATACTAATACCTAGTAGTATGAAAATTAAAAAAGTTGGTACTCCAGAATACCCGACAATAGTTGATGTAACAAATTCCATTGAAGATGGTGACGTTACAATGATTGTTTTACCGGCTGGTAATTACAATTTCAGTGCATTGTACCCGCCAACCACCTATCAAAATGGATACTTGTTCCCTGACAACACGTTTATAGTAGGAGAAGGAAAAGCGTATTCCACACATATAACAGCAAGTTTTTCAGAAATGAATAACAATTATTCACCTATTAATTGCAAAGGTAACTTTGCGTTAATAAATGTAAATATTGAAGCTTATAACTGTAGATACGCTATTCATGATGATTACCAGTACAAAGGTGAATGCACTAGACTTTTTAAGCATATTGTTCTATCTAATTTTAATTGCTATTTTCACGCTGTTGGCGGTTCAGTTGGCAACGAACACAAAGTTATATACGATGGTTGCGTTATGCGCTGCAATGGTAATAACGCGCAAAGTGCGTTTTATTATCACAATGCTAATAACGACCCGGGTATTGGATATATCACCGTAAAAAACACAATGCTTTTTACGTCATGTGCAGACGAAACTACCACATTCGCTGACGCTGGATTTGACATAGCGTTTAAAAATAGCAATGACATAAGTGTATCATTTGAGGGTTGCAGTGCGCACTCAATGTTTACAACCAACACAGATAAAGGTAGGATTGAGTTACACATGGATACAGATATTCCTATCAAAAATGGGTATTTTTATGACAGATGCACTGCCCCCAGATTTGAACGTTTGGGATTAAGAGTTGGTTTAACCTTCAGCAAAGGAAAACTGATTACCTTGTCAAAAGATATGAAAATAAATAATACAGCTACACCATACACATTTTTTGGCGTCATAGCTATGGTTGACAATGTTTCAGCTGTGGTAGTAAAAAGTGGAAGCACAACATCATTAGATGAACTTAACGTTAGTGGTAATGTGAGTGGTGACTGGGAGTACTTATATTTACAAAGTGATCTTACTTTGGGGCTAACTAATGGGGCATATGTCATGGGTGTAGCGTACCATGACAGAACTGCAAGGTTGTTCGATTATTGCTATCCTAAGCCGTAACATTATTTGCACAGGTTTACACTTATCTAGTGTTTACCTGTGCTTTATTTTGTTGCAAATGGGTGCAGGAATAAAACGGGGGCTGCCAA